TATTTTTAAATGGTAGAATAATTTATGTCACAACAACCAGTAAAAAAAGATCCTTTTAAGAAATTTAATTTTGATGAGTATGTCTTGGATGCAGATAGTCTGGCTGAGTCATTTCTGTCGCCCAAACGTAGAATGAAATTAGATACAGATAGTGAAGGTCTTGAATTAATAAAAAAGAAAAAAGAGGCATTTGATGAAACGTATTCTGATAGAGAGATGTTTCCCATACCTGAAACAAAAATGCCAATTACTGATTTGCCGAGTGATTTGGTAAGTTATTCAAAAAGTCTAGTATCCCCTGAAAAAGCTAGAAAGGGTAAGTTTGTTATGGTAAAAACAAAGCTAGGTAAAAATAAAAAGACAAGGATATACTAATGGATGAAGAAGAAAATCTAGAAGAACAGGTCGAGCCTGTAAATGTAGAGGTTGAAGAACCTGATGCAGAAGTTCAAGAAGAAGTACAAGAAGAAGATAACTTCTATGCAAACTTAGCTGAAGATTTAGATGATCGTGTTTTGTCATCTTTAGCCTCACAACTTATATCAGATTACAAAAAAGACAAAGAATCAAGAAGTGATTGGGAAAAAGGTTATATCTCAGGATTAGATTTATTAGGTTTTAAATACAACGATGAAGGCCAACCATTTAGAGGAGCATCATCTGTAACACATCCATTACTGGCAGAAGCTGTCACACAATTTCAAGCACAAGCATATAAAGAATTATTACCATCAGATGGTCCAGTAAAAACCATGGTTGTTGGAGATGCTAATGCTGAAAAAAATGCACAAGCACAAAGAGTAAAAGACTTTATGAATTACATGATTACGGAGGTCATGGAAGAGTATACACCTGAATTTGATCAGATGTTATTCTATTTACCTTTAGCAGGTTCATCATTTAAAAAAGTTTATTATGATGATCTTATGGCAAGGGCTGTAAGTAAATTTGTGCCGGCTGAAGATTTAGTTGTTCCTTATTATGCATCAGATCTAAAAGACTGTGAGAGAATTACACACGTTGTAAAGATGAGTGAGAATGATGTACTAAAAAAAATGAATACTGGATTTTATAGAGATGTTGAGATTAGTCCATCTGCTGCAGAAGATAACGATGTTCAAGATAAGTACGATGAGATGGAAGGTATCTCAGGCACGAAAGATAAAGAGTATCAATTTAATATTTTAGAAATGCATGTAGATATTGATCTTGATGAATTTAATGTTGAGAATGCAGAAAAAAAAGTAAAAGTTCCTTACATTGTAACAATTGATGAAGGCTCACAACAAGTATTAAGTATATATCGTAACTACTCACCAGATGATGCCTTATTTTCACGAAAAGAATATTTTATACATTATAAATTTTTGCCAGGTCTAGGGTTCTATGGTTTTGGTTTGATACATATGATTGGGGGATTATCAAGAACTGCCACTGCAGCACTTAGACAACTACTAGATGCAGGAACTTTAGCTAATTTACCTGCTGGTTTTAAGTCGAGGGGTATAAGAATACGAGATGATGATCAACCTTTTCAACCTGGAGAGTTCCGTGACGTTGATGCACCGGGTGGAAATATCAAAGATCAGTTTCAAATATTACCATTTAAAGAGCCAAGTGGCGTTTTGTTTCAGCTTTTAGGTTTTGTAGTGCAGGCAGGTCAAAGATTTGCTGCTATTGCAGACATGCAAACTGGTAATGACGCACAAAATCGTGCTGTCGGAACCACAATTGCACTTTTAGAGCGCGGATCAAGAGTTATGAGTGCAATTCACAAGCGTTGTTACTACTCTATGCGACAAGAATTTAGACTTTTGTCTAATGTTTTTGCAGAATATCTACCTCCACAGTATCCTTATGCTGTTTATGGGGCAGATCGCATGATTAAAGCTCTAGATTTCTCTCCAATAGTCGATGTAATACCTGTTGCGGACCCAAATACCTTTTCTTTATCGCAAAGAGTTACTATGGCATCACAACAATTACAAGTTGCTAATGCTGCACCGGAATTACACAACATGAGAGAGGCATATCGAAGAGTTTATGAGTCTTTAGGCACAAAAAAAATTGATGAATTATTAAAACCGATTAAAGATCCTCAGCCAATGGATCCAGCTGTTGAAAATTCAGGTGCTTTACAGTCTAAACCACAAAAAGCTTTTTATTTTCAGAACCATGATGCACATATTCAGGCACATTCTGCGTTTATTCAGTCTAGAATGGTGCAAGCAAACCCTTTAGTGTACTCAATATTACAAGCACACATATCTGAACACATTTCTTTCAAGGCAAGAGCACAAGTGTTGTTATACATAAAGCAGGAACGACCAGATTTACAAGAGTTAGAACAAAAAGACCCTCAAGCTTATTTAGCTGAAACAGAATCACTAATTGCAAGAACAATTGCTGAAATGACTGCTGAATTAATTATGGCAGAACAGGGATCTAGTAAACCAGATCCAGTTGTTATGTTAAAAAACAGAGAACTTGATATAAAAGCCATGGATATGCAAAGAAAAGCTGCAGAATTTGCAGCACAAGAAGAAAGAAAAGGCGATGAGTTTTTCCAAAGACTAGATCTAGATAAAATGAAAAGAGAGGATGCTGAGGAAGCAGCGAAAGAAAGAATACGAGTAGCTGATGAAAAATTAGAATTGAATGCAACCAAAATAGCCATGGAGGAGGATAAAAAAGATGAAGGGTAAATCATTTGGACCACCTCCTAAAAAAGGACCACAACCACAAGGTATGAAAAAAGGTGGTGCTAGTCAAGGAGAGAGGTTTGTTGAATTTTTTGGAAGGCAATTCAATCAAAACAAAGATTTTGTAATCAAAGAAGCTATGACAGGCTTATTGAAAAAAGATTTTCAACAACGTTTTAAAAATATCATGAATCAAGCGCAAAAAGACTTTTATGCAGAAGAGGGTATTACACCTTACAAAATGAATTTTGTAGCCTACAACCCCAAAAAAGAAGAAACAGGAATTACCTCAAAAGAAACTATGGGACTTAAAAAAGGAGGATTTGGTTGCCCTTATCGTGAAAATGGTGTAAAAAGTGATATTAAAGGAATATCTGATATACAGGTAAAAGGAAAAAAATTTATAGGGGTTAAGTGATAATCAAAGGTGATTCAACCGAATATGAATTAATTACAAAACATATTTGCAAATTAAAATTAGAGCCAGTAGTTTTAACCTGTGAAATCGGGTTACGAGAAGGTTTAGGTTCAAAAATAATTATGGATGCAATACGTGAATTAAATCCAAAGTTTCATAAACACATTGCTGTAGATCCGTATAACAATTTTAGTTATGAACATTATGATAACGAAGGTAGTGTTGTAGCAGGCTACACTGAGGAAATGAAACAAAAGACAGTATCATATCTGTATCAAAATTACCCTGAGTTTGATTTTTATCATATGACTGATGAGTATTATTTTAAAACTATGGGTGAAGGACATCAAATAGTATTGAACCAAGAATTGCTACTTTTTGGTTTATATCAAGCTGTGCATTTAGACGGACCCCATACGACTAAAGCTATCATAGAAGAGTTAAGTTTTTTTATACCAAGAATGACATATAAGGGTTTAATAATAATTGACGACTTCAAAGACCTACAGATGGGTATTGTGGATATGCTTCTTAAGACTTATAATTTTAATGTTGCTGAAGAAGGTGACAATAAAATTATTTATCAAAAGGAGATATAATGTTTACAGCAATATTAGGTCCTGTTGCTAGTTTGGCAAAGACATGGATTGAGGGCAAGCAAAAAAAAGCACAACTTAAATCACAAGTAGAGTTAACAAAATTAGAGGCTACAAAAACCAAAATAGAAAAAGATGGTTCTTGGGAGGATAAAGCTATGTCCGCAAGTGACAACTCATGGAAAGACGAGGCCTGGACACTGACGTTCATTGCTATAATTTTTGCATCCTTCGTGCCTGCACTTCAACCTTATATGCAACAAGGTTTTTTGTTTTTAAAAAACGATTGTCCTGATTGG